CGCCTCCCTGCGGGCGGCCTGCTCCGGTGTCTCGCCGTCCTCGATATGGCCGCCGGGCCCGCAAATGCCTTCGCCGTTTAGACGGGCTCCAACGAGGATTTTCCCGTCCTTTACCACCAGGGTTGCGGCGGATGTGGGCTGGCCCGCTCCATCCTGGTTTGGGGTGTCTTGGGACATGGGCTGTTGGGCCGTTGAAAGCCCCGTAACCGTGTCGGAAGGCTCCGAGAGTGTAGGAGGTAGGTTTCCAGAAACACCGCTTAAATCGGGCCCTATGTCGCTTAGACCCCAATCTTCATCCTGGTCGTCCAGGATGTCCTCGACCATGAACTCCTCACTTCTGGCAAGGGCGGCCCTGACCTCCGACGGATCCATGGCCTGCATCTGCACATAGGCTTGGGCGGTCTGAGCCTTGACAAGCTCGATGTCCGCCCGCACCTTGTCCACGTTGGCCTGTTCGGTATCACTCAGGCTCCACAGCGGGTTGAATGTCAGCTTGTAGTCAGGCTTCTCCTGTATCTCACCGTTGGCACGGCCGGCTTTGAAGAGGATGTCCAGCAGGGTCCGCACATTCTTCTTCAGCATCAGCTTCTGGATGCGCTCGATGTAGTTGTAGTAGTTCTCGAAGTCGCTGTCTCCAGTGGAGTTCTCCCCC